GTAGATTCAAAGCGCCCATATTGTTCCACCTAACAGATTCGGTGTCTATATCAACCCACGGTGGCAGTTTAACTGATTGAATTTGATACTTCAACTTATCCACATTACCAAATTCAGCGGGCAAATCTACTTCCCAGTTATATGCCCTTAATGGTTCTGAAACACCTGCTACTACACTAATGCCTACCATCACTACCTCCTACTATAAATATAAAACAAGCAAAATACAAATTTCAAATACCCTTTCTTACTACTTGTCATTTCACTATTCAATGCATGTAGTAAAATCACCGTAGGCACCATTTCCTTGCTCGTAGTGAGCTTCTTCATACAAATACAGTGGATTACACATACGCATTGGCACATCGCAGTGTAAACAAAAAGAATAGCCAAATTCAATGCTTCTGCACTTCAACGCTTCAGCGTTCAGTGCCTTCATTCTCACCACACTTTTCACTCAACACTTTTCACTAATCACTACAATCACTAAGTTCAAAAACCCTCAGTGTATTATACTTTGCAAATTCATGACCTTCAAATATAAGTGAATAGATTAACCAACAAAAAAGCCCGCATAAAAGCGGGCTTACAAAAAGAGGTTCCTATGGCAAGTAACAGAAGGTGCTAATCTACTTTGAAGCAATATTACCAGAAATAAGGTTACCCAATTGATACGACAGTTCCGACACATCAAGTATTACATCTGCTATTAAACTAGCTACAGTATTACCACCAAATTTTGAATCTACAGCATCAAAGCTTCTCCACGCGCTTGGAAAAGCAGTAACAGTTGGTACAAAAAAGTCTGTTGCAATTACATCAAGTGGACCATCAGGAATAAATGCATCTTCATTCTCATCTATCCATCTATCAAGTTCTTTATACATTGCATTCTCAATGCTCTTTATTAAATGAGCCATATATTACTCCTTATCTCCCTTTGCTTTTAGACACAAGAGTATTAATCACATCATTGATAAACTCAGAAACTTCATCCAACACAGCCTTCATGAAACCTGCTGCAGATTTCTCACCATACTTATTCTCCATTGCAACGTACTTATTATACAACGCAGTGTAATTTCCATCAAATGCTTTATTTAACGCTGCAGTAAGCTTCTTCACTGTTGCCTTATCTGACAGTAGGTCTTCATGCTCACTCAGCCATTTATCAAATTCACTTCTTAATGCTTTCTTTAATTCATTCATTCCAAAACCCCCGATAAGTAATCTTTACCTTTGACCTAATTTAAATATCATTAACAAATGTGCGTCTTTATTTAAATACTCAAACAACTCTTCTTCGTCAAAGTCATTTTCTTCAAAGAAAATATCATCAGGAAGTGGTGCTAACAAATCTCGCTCGGTAGGTACCTTACGATAATTTTCGTAGACAAAAACAAACGACTTTACATTCACAAGTTTACAGCAAGAGCAATCAAGCAATTTCTTTACCTCTCTCGTACTACTTACGATAAAAGGTACAGGAAAATTGTAGTCAAGTTGCCAAAGTATTCTTACAGCATCCACCGCTGAATAGTTATGAGTATTAATTTCATTCTTCATTCCAGAACCTCCTCAATCAGAAGCCACATTTAACTTTCCACAATTCATTAGCAATCTTTTTAATTCTTGATTTATCCTGACTTGACAATGGTTCAGCAGTCTCTTCTTCTACAATATCTGACATATTAAAAAATCCTACATAAAAAGATGATTCAGGGTCAAAACATTCACAATCTAAATAAACCGCAAGAGCTCCTTTGTTGCCTGACTGCCTATCTTTATAAACATCAAAGTTAAGCCCTGTTCTATTCTCTAACGCATATGCTAATTCATCCACAAGTAGTTTACTAACATAATATTTGCTTGCGTTAATCCAAAAATCGTGATCCCCTCCTCTACTACTAGCTTTAATTTGTCTTTCTAACTCACCAAGCGCGTCATCGTATACACTCATTTCAAAACCTCCAAATAAACCAAGTAAACGTCAAAATAATTCCTGCTTGATTGACACAAGCAGGAATTAAATAAAATACCGTGGTAAAGTTTACCATCAATCGTCTTCTAAAACTCCCTTGTCATACAAATAGTCTTCAGCATCATGATAGTAATCATCCATATCACGTGCAAGCGCAAAAGCATCTCGCACCAGTCTATCCAATCTCTCTCTCAATTTTTTAAAATCAGTAGTTACGTATCCCAGTTCATTACTCTTGACGTACACTTTATCCATTGAATTTGCTGACTTTTCAATAACATCCCTACCGTAATCTAACACTTCCAACATATCTACTATTGCGCTATCACCAAGTCTACTAAGTGCCTCAGCCTTTCCTTCTACAAATTTTCTCATTTCAAAACCTCCTCAATCATTTCTTATAAAACAATATATCATACTTTTATAAAAAGTCAAGTTATTTCTACTCATCTCTCTTCAAACCAGTCATAAGTAAATGAGCACTTATACTCAAGCGTATTAGATGCATCATAATTCACTGTTTGAGAGTCAAACTTATTAACCATTACATTCTTAAACACAACAGTCTTCACTGTCTGGTCTTTACCATCCATTAATGAAACTTGAATTTCACCTGAAACTTCTTGCTTAGTGCCTTGCTGTCCTGTAGCCCAATCACCTACTACTTTCGCCCAATTCATTAATGCATCTCTGACTGCGTGATCTATTCCTTCCCAAAAAGTCATAGAGCCTTCTTTATTCTCTGACTCTCTACCACTTACCTTCCAGTTCATCCACTTATAATTAATATTAATATCATCAAATTCACGACCAGGAATATCAACTTCTTTTGCTCTGAATTTTAAGCCATCTGCAAAACCAACACCTGCTGGTGCTCTTGTTATTAATACTTCCCAGTTATATATTCTCTGTGGCTCTACAACGCCTGCAATTTGTGTTATACTTGGCATATTCTAACCCCCTTATACTATCGTCTCTTTCAAATCGTAGCCAGCTCTTGTTACTATTGCCCTTAACTGAATATATCTTACTGCTCTCACTGGCTTTACATACAAGTCTACATTCAACAACCCTTGATCACCTGCTACAGGTGGATTGTTACCAGTTCCAAGTGGATCTGAAACTACCTTATAGTCAAGCACGCCTAACCTTCTCTTCACATCATTCATAAAGTCTTCAAGAGTAGCTACAAGTCTCAACCTAGTACTATCAACCAGTGGCTCAAACATAAACTGATCCAGTGTCTTGCAAGTATTCTTCTTGACATAGTTTAACAACCTTCTTGTCTCAACAAAGCTAAATGCACTCTCTTGCGTCTGCAGTGTTCTGTTATTCCACAAAGCAATCACACCAGGACTTCTCTTAAAACAGTTCACCTGCAACTTATCTAACGCATCTCTATCCGCTAAACTATAGTAGTTTGCTAATCCTAACACATTTACAGTGCCTCTATTCAACCCAGCTGGCACAAACCATGGGTCAAACTGATATTCTGCCTTTGCCATTAAGCCAGCTACTACACCGCTTGGTGGTATATATATTTGTGCATCATTACCATAATCATAAGTCTTTAGCCATGGTGTAATTATCCAGCCATAGCTACTACTTACATTGAAACTAGTAGTTCTCCATGTAGTAATATCTGCTACAGATACTACATTCTGATCAACATCTAACACTGCAAGTGCATCACCTCTCTGCCCTGCTATCTGCACTAACAGCGTTCTTATTGTATCACCACCAAAACCACCTTGAATAAACAAATCTATATCCCACTGCTCAGTATTTGAAAACTGTTGATATTGACTACCTACATCACCTACTACAGGATCAGCATCAACACCACCAGCAAACTTCACAGGTGTTGTAATAGCTTGTGGCACTGAAGAATACTCAGCTGTGTTTACTACACCACCTACATATTGATTGTTTGCAAGCAAATTCTCTACAAATATGCTGTTACCATACCCGTCTTTTGCAGTTGGATTCAAGCTTGCTAAACCAGAAAATCTTACATTCACAGTTCCATCTGACATCACTTCATCTATTTCCATATTAAACGTGCCAGCAGTAGCACTCACATTGCTAATAGATACCTGCATACTATTACCATAAGCACCAGGACCTTTAGCATACAAAATAAATGCTGGATTGTTACCAGTGCCACTTATACCAGTCCATGCTGGAAACACAGGTGCTGTATGACCAGTATTAATTGCCAAGCCAGTGCTTGGTGCTGTAGTAGCATTCGTACTTGTAGAATCATTCACTATTATATAAGCAAATGTAGCTCCCGCACCTACCGCTCTCACTACCCACAAACCAGCATATTCAGACTCTAAAAAAGAAGTTGCTGCATATTGTTCAACATATGAAGTATCCAAACTCTTTCCTGTATGAGTATACAAGTCCATAAGCTGACCTGTATTAGATATAAAAGTAGGTGTCAACAAACCCCTTTTACCTCTAATTACCATTGCACCTACAGTAGTAGGATTGTTACCAACAAATTGACTTATATCGTACTCACTAAACTGCACTCGTGGTGAAGCAAATGTGCTCATAATAAAAACCTCCTTACGCTTCTCTATCTAAATATAAAGAGAAGATAGCTAATAACTATGGATTTAACAAACATGGTAAACCTTCAACAGATTGACAATTCTGATCCGTAACATCACAACCAATCTTAATTTGCATATTTATTGACTTCAATGGCACATACTGCACAGGATTAGTGCTACCACTAAAGTTATAATCACCAGAACCCATATTACTTATAGATGGCTGTATCAGCCAAGTTCTGGCTTCTAAATTAAAAACATTCTTATACAGCTTAATTCCTTTATCCCTCAGCACTGTTTCTACTGTTGGTACCTCAGTGCTTTCTATTAAAAAAGATATAGGAATTGCAAGCGTATAGCTACCAAACACAGCTTGTAATGATGACTCTCTATTCATATACAACATTACAACACCAGCAATATCCATAGCCTGCTTACCAAAAGGTACATACACCGCGATATTATACTTTGCATTTACTGCTATTGTATTCACACTTATATACTTCCCTGAATCTGTAACAAAAGTAAATGGTGTGCCCATTCTCTTGTAGCCACTTCTATCATCTCCATACTCAACCCCTTCAAGCTTCACAAACACTAAAGGATTGTCTGGCACTTTCACTTTACTAGTATCAAAACTCAACTGTCTACTTGATATATTCAGAAACTCTTCGCTCTCATGCATAACAAAGAATAAGCTAGTATCTTGAAGGTGTAAGGTAGCACCCATCTCTGCTAATACAGTTCTATTCAGTGCATCAAGCATTCTTTTCTTTCCTCTTCTTTATCTTCATTGCATCCTGCACTGACTTACCTCTCTTCAACCAGCGTAATGCTTCTTCCCTACTGAAACCATTGTCAGTCCATTCTACAGCTTCTTCAGGTGTTGCACCACTGTCTATCCATTTCTTTGCCTCTTTTGGATTAAAGCCAAAGTCTTCCCATTCTGCTGCTTCTTCAGGATTGTCTATTGACACTTCAAACCATTTCTTTGCCTCTTTAGGTGTAAAACCCCAGTCTTCCCAATCAAGTGCTTGCATTGGGTCTAGCACACCTACTGCACGCCAGTTCCTTGCTTGAACCGCAGAGTACCCTGCATCCTTCCATTCAAAAGAAGCTTTAGGGTCTCCTACATACTTCTTCCACAATTCTCTTTCTCGTTCATTCGTAAAGTATTTCTGCCACTGCTTTTCTATCTTTCTCTTCTCTAACCCAAACAATTCATCAACCTGCATAACAGCTACCTACGCGCGTAAGCATCCTCCATGTAGTAATTGATAAGATCAACATATTCTTCCATGAAAGACAAAGACATGTCAGAATCTTCTATTATCTCATTCAACCTATCAAGTAAGTCCTTTAGCTTACCTGCACTATTTACGCCAGCCGTTTTAGTAACTTTAGCATACGCAGATTCCACATATGATGCAGCAGATTCCGCATATGACACTGATTGATCAAGCTTGTTTATAGCATGTTTTATCACTTGATCAAGTGCCACAAGTGTACCATAGTCCAATTTTCCAAGCTCACGCTCAATGTCCTTATCAACCATTCCTTCTCTAATTCTTCTCATCTAGCACCTCCAAAGCACAGTTTATTTTCGAACTACTTTCTTGTAAATCTGATCCAAAACATACCCCAACCTCTCTATTCTTTCTGTGTCAAGACTTAATGTAACCTTAAAGTCATCCAAAAGACTATAGAAATCATCATTTTCTATCTCATTTGCTAACCTGTACATCTTTGTAATTGCACTATGAAGTATCCAAGTAGCTTTACGCAAATCAGAATGAGCACCAACCACATATTCTTTAAATACACCCAATTCATACTCATCAATATCTCTTGAAGCTTTTGACACATCCGCAATAAAATCCATAATATCTGCGTTGTTAAATAAAGAATCCGCATAAACCTTCATCTAGATACCTCCAAAACATTTTCTCATGATAAACCTCTTACTATTACATCAGAGTTAGAAACCTTAATATCCCATTCAATAATATTATTATGCTGAAGCACAAAGCTTCTTGGTGCTACACTCTGAACCAATCTTACAAATACAGGCTGTGTAAACTGACTAAAATCCTTCAAGTTTGCTAGTTGACCAAACACACCAGCACTGCACACTACATCACCAACTCTTACACTTATTCCAGCATTCCTTAACACGACATCAGGTACAACCACATCAAATGCAGTGTTTAAAATGTAGCCTAATGTATCTTTATCAGTATTAGAATCAGGTGCTAAAAGTCTAACTGGAATAGTTTTCTTCGGTAGCACACTAAAGTAATTAATCACTTTATCTAAATAAAAGCTGTAATCACTTTGATTGCCTGCCATTAAATTGACACTGCTGTCCATTTCATAGTAGTCTACTTGATACCAATATAAACCACTGTAGCTAACCAACCACTGCTCTAAAGTCTTATACTTCTGCAGTAATGACTGAAATGCCATAATCAACCCTTCTTGTGCTTAAAGTATTCTATTTCACGCAAACGCTTCCGTGCTTGCTCTTTATTACTTGCTCTACCAAGCAACTTACCCTCTTGTGAATAAACACACCACGCATCATTAGAATCTCTCTTGTCTTCCTTGTTGCACTTCTGTATAACTTCATCAAGTTGGAATCTTTTAACCAAACGCTCAAACAAATGCATACTGAACCTCAGAAATTCACAGCAGTTAAATCTGCTAATGCTATTAGTCTGTTCCTTGTTTTCTCCACCAATTCTTCCCCTTCACTTACCATATCACTTGCATCAAACTCCATATTAGAGTCACCAATCTTTACCATTCTTCTACTTCTTCCTAATGCTATCATAGAGTAGCCAGCAAGCAAATCAACTAGAATATCCTGCGTATCTGGATCTACTTCAACAGTATCAGCAACAGTGTCATACTTCACTCTCCAATGACACCTTACCTCTACTTCACCCTGATATCCCACATACAATATCGGCTTTCTATAATCCCACGATATAGCAAATCGTGACAGTGGTCTTGTACTTAAAAATGATTGATTATCAGTAAAGCGAAATCTAAGCATTTCGCCCATGTAAAGCCCATAGATAGAAACAGGTATAATTGCACTTACTATATCTGGTGATGGCTCTGGAAATGTATAAGGCTGTGCATACTGTATAAATAAATTTAAATAGTCAGACTTGTATATATACTTACTGTATAATGGAAACACCTGAAACTTCACAAGCTTCTGGAACGACTCATAAGGTAGCTCAAGCGATACTTCATTATTTACAAGTTGCTGTCCTATCCTTATAAGTGCTGTATTATACAAGTCTTGTAAAGCAACTACTTGAATGCTACCCTTCATCATAATTCAACCCTCATCTAACCTAAATCTTCCAAACCGTACTCTTCAATAATAATATCTGCCAGGTACATTGGAGCAGTATCCCAAAGACTTTCATTCTTACATTTCCTATTTAATACTACTACAACCATATCATCAAATATACCACTAACAGATCTTTCTAGCATACGTGCTACTATATCAGCCAAAGTATTATCTAACCCACCAGATACTTTAGTTTTCTTCAATTGTTTAACAGCTTCATCTGCAAAATCATAAAAATCATCATCTTCTAAAAGAACGCCAACATACATATGATACTTGTATGATTTCTCAAAAATAAGACTTTCAATGTCAAGGTAGCGATCTATTATTCTTACAAACTCATCTCCACTTCTAAGCCTATCACAACTATCACGCCAACCCATTCTATCACCGAGTGCAATCATTTCCTTTGCATTTACATTTGCAAGTTTTAATTCCTTTTCAAAAAGTTCCGCAACAACTTTTCTCATCTCCTTCTTATGCCATGCACTCCTAATAATCTCATCACTTACCTCATCACCACCATCTACAATATCTTGTGCTTCTTTCACAATTGAAATAGCAAAATGTTCGAGATCTTTATAGTCAAAAAGAAACACTTTAGGATACATCTCTACTCCCCCCTACCTCAAAGAATCCCAACTACTTTGATATTTCTGAAGCACAAAGTCAGTCGCATCTTCATATGACAAATCATCAAACACACTAACAAGTTGTTTGTAGCTTTTACATATAGCAATATCACCACCAGGCAATTCAATAGCCAAACCATCAATGTCAAAGTACTCTAACACATCATAAAATGCATCTTCAAGTGCTTTACTGTATGCTTCTTCTGGTGCTTGCTTAACTTTATCTCCAAACTTTTTCTTCAACACCTTAAAAGCACTCTTTGCCATCGGTACAAATACAGCATTTCTTGCAGATCCACCATCCAAATATGCAAGTCTATCAAAACCAACACTTCCCATCTCTACTTCCTCCTTACTTCAAGTTTCTCTATTCAAGCCCACTCAAACTGTATTCATGTATCATAACAGCTAAAGATTCTGCAGAAGTATCATCAATGTCTTCTGTAACACATTTACCGTTCAATACTACTACAGCATGCTCAACATCTTCTTTCTCAAACATTTTATACACTATACTTGTCAGCTCATCTTCCGCGTTGAACTTTCCACCACTTCTTAATTCCTTAAGTTTTAACTGTCCTAGCGCATTCGTAGCAAACCTATAAAAGTCATCATCTTCTAACAGAATACCATCTTTCCAACAAAAGGATTTGTCTTCTTCTCCATCACTATCCGTAGACATATGTATTAGCTTTTTTAAATCTAAACCCAATTCTCTTGGTAACACTTGATAAAAGTCATATTCTGTATAAATTCTATGGCACTTATTTCCAAAAAATACATCAATCTCAACTACTCTATCTTGGTCAGTCATAGAATCATAACCACGTCTAATTAACTCTTCTATTCCTTCGTCTTCATTCGTATCAAATAGTTTTTTATATTTAGCGTCAGCCTTATACAGGTAATGATGCATAGATACTATATTATACTTTATTTCTTGCACGAAACATTTCTTGTCAAAAACAATCACTTTAGAATATCGCATATCTACTTTCTCCCATTCTTGCTTTTACCATTCGTGCTATCTTCATCACCATTGTTTTCTTGATTATCAAGAACCTCATCTACTGTGCCGTCCACATTCTCTTTGCTTATCTCTTCCACAAACGATTGTTTAGTAGCATTATCTTCATCCACCGCTAATACACCACTCTTCACAAAGCCTTCAACTTGTGCCTTCAAATCATCAGTGTCTGGCACTTCTACTATATCCTTACCAACAAATATATAATCATTACCAGATGTCAGCCTAACCATTACATCTGCTCTTAACGCTTTAACTTTCATTTCTACCTCCTACTTTGTAATACCCTGAGAAACACACACCCTAAATAAAAGAAAAGGCAGGACAAAGCCTGCCTAATTAATATCAATCACCAGGTAGAGTACCTGTGATATTTACACCGTACAAGAATTTATTTACCAGCACTTCAACGCCAGCCCAGCTTGCCACTGCTCTTTGCGTTACAAGTGGGTTAACTGTTGGAAGCACAGAAGTTACAGTAACAGGCATATATGGTGCATACACTGCAGGTGCTTCAAATTCACTTACACCCTTGTAGCCTATAATAGCAGATGTTGGTGACAAGATATTAGAATCAACAACCCTTATTACAGGTATACCATCTAGTTGTCCAAACAAGTGAGCAGAAAACATACCTTTACCATCGTATATCTGCTCCCAGCCAAACAATGTTTTAATTACAGATGCTACCTTCGTGCCTGCTAAAATGAAGCTAGTTACGCCTCTCTTCGCATTAGCCACCAGCTGACTTTCAGCGTATGATAGCGTATCTTTAAAAGACTGCTTGTGCTCAAAGTAGCTAGTGTTAGTTGGCACTGTTGCATTCCATGTAGCAGTACCAGGTAATTTAGCATTCATCTTAGTTATCAGATTGCCAAGAATTTCAGCATTCACTGCATTCACTAAGTCAGATGCTAACTCCTCTTCAGCACTTACTCCAAACCTTTTCTGCAACTGCCAATTTTTGAATAATCCAGTCATTCCTTTCAATGCATAAATCTTAGCTCTAATTTGCTGTGCGGTCAATTCATAGTTAATCTCTTTTACGCCAAGACTTATGTCTTCAACATTACCCCAGTAAGTTATAGAAACTGTTACACCACTTGCTGGTGCTGTTGTAAATGTCAACGATACAGCACCTGTCTGGTAGTTAATAGTACCAGAAACACCATTACCTATCAAGTTGCCATCATAGTTAGAATCTACAGCGTTTGCACTACCTGCTGTTATAGATACAGTACCAGGTCTAACTGGATGATAAGTTGTAGTGGCAGTAAATGTTGTTACAGTACCATTTCCTGTGCCAACTGTTTCAGTTACTTCAGCATTTGCATACCCTTGCGGTGTCTTATAGTCACCTAATGGACTTACTATAATATCACCAGAATTTAAGTTACCACCAGAAGAAATAGCCATAACCTGCTTGTAGTATACTAGCCCAATTTCTTCGTCCATTGGTTGAACGCTTGATATCAATGGTAGTGGACTTGTGCCATACATGATAGTTACTACATCTTTAGCAATTCGTGGTAAAGGACCTAAGTCAGCTACTGTACCAGCATTCTCACACATCTTTACCATATCGTCCACATTCTCAAGCATTTTACCCAATGCCCTTACATCCCATGCAGTTATTGGTTTAAATTTCTTCAACAGCAAATTATTCTCTAACTGCTCTACAAACGGTCTGTATTTCCTAAAATACCTCTCCGCGTCTCTTTCTACTTTGTCAATTACGACAGCTTCATCAATTGCCCTCATCTTACATACCTCCAAAATTTTTAATTAATAAACCATTCAGCCCCATATCAGTGTGAAGCTCTACAATATCAAATGCAGAAACACAGTGAGTTCCTGCCAGTGTCTTCAATTTACTCATCTTCTACCTTTACCAGCCATAACAAATTAGTAATTTTCGAATTCATCGCGCAAATCATTAAGATTATACTCTACATCACTAGCAAGATTTGATGCTCGATATAGTATCTTTTCAGCGTCTTCTGCAATCGATAAAATATCCTTAAGTGCTTCAGCAAGCCTATTAAGCTCAGTTTGAGCAGTCTTAATGCGTATTAAAGAATCCTTTACCGTACTTAAAGAACTTTCTTCAATCATATTTTACTCCATATTGTCTTCAATTTACTTATTTGCATAAATCTCTTGCAAATCCGCTGATTTATTAGACACAGATGTAAACCTTACAGCCATCTTCTCAAGTAGTGGTCTGCCTTCTTTACTACCACTCAAACCTTCCGCCACCACTACACTACCTGTAGGTTTAGCCACTTTACCAGTCTTCAATACTTCTCGTGCTTCTTTAACACCGTATTTCTTCACCAGTTCTTTCACTCTATTCTTATCAGCACCAGTTTCCGCCACAAGTCTATTCACAGATTCTTTGAATATTATATTACCAGCAGTAACGATTGTCTTCTTGCTGTTCTTCAATGCCTCTTCAACCTTCTTTATGCCACCAAGCTCATCCACTCTCTTCAAAACTTTATAAGCTTCCTTCAGAAGTGCATTCTTCCTTTCAAGTGCTTCTCGTAGTCTCTTAATTCTATTACTACTTGCATCCCTTCTAACACTTAAGTCAGCTTCATCACTTCTACGAAAAGAGCGACTCTCTGTTAGTCTATCTCTAACTAATCTTCTTCTAACTCTATCTGAAATATCTCTATCGCTTCTGCTTCTACTAAATGAAGCATCTCTATCTTCCCTTAAGCTTCTTAGTCTGCTAGTCCTACCCATATCTTTACTCTCCCTTAAACTTCTTAATCTTTCAAGTATCCTTGCTCTATTGCTTGTTGAACCACTGCGTATATCACGACCTTCTCTTTTCTCAACCAAACTTCTAATCTTTGCTCTAATCCTTTCCTTAGTATCTTTTTCCATACTTTCCTCCTTACTATCATTCGTAATTTCTCTTGAAACATTAAGCCTTGTATCTCTACCGCCTAATATCTTAATTCTCATTCGTGTAGGCTTTACCTTTGTGCCACCATCAATGCGGTCAACATATGCTTTTACTTTGCCTGCTACAATAGTTTTAGAATCCCTTCTAACACTAAAGCCACCTTGAAGTGTTGAATGCAATTTATCATCTATTGGATCATCGTATCTGAAATCAACATCGAGCTCCACAAAGTCATCTTCTTTAATTACACTATTGCTAATCAAGCATTTCTTTATCTCTTCTTCAAAGAGTTTCTCTACCTGCGTTGACTCTACAGCTGGTAAATCTAAATCACAACTGTATACACTCCCTAATAGTAAACCTGTATCAGACCTACTAATCCCTATCTCATTGCTTGGCTCTTCTTCTAACACTTCCCGTATCTTCTTAACAACACCAACCACAGAATCAGCAGAAATACTATCAGGACTTACACCATACTTCTTTACAACTAAATCGCCTATCTTCTCTACCTCTTTCTCCAGCAATCTATTTCTCATATCAGTAGCTTTATTCAACTTCTCTTCAATTTCACTTATGCGTCTATCTCTTTCATCAATCTCTTTCATCAACTGCATTACTTTTTCTTCAATCTTTTTCTTCTCTGATACAATCTTGCCTACTACACTGGTATCTTTATCCTTGATTACTTTCTCAAACGCTTCTTTCAACTTAGGTTGTGCTTCAAGAAAACCAGGGTCAACTACAAAATCAAAGCGTTCAAGTACAAACCCATTCGGATTGACTTTCCATACACCGCCTTCTTGACCATCATACTCTCCATATGCTTTAGAACTAACTGATAGCTTACTACCACTCTCAAGCAGTGTCTTCAGCATTCTTCCAACTGGTGTATCAAGTATTTCAGCACGACCATATCCTTTGCCATCACTTCCTACTTTCAACTCTGTGACAACATGGCTAATCTTTTGCTCTCTTATCAATGTATCCAAGTCTTCATCA